TGGTCAACCTGTACAGTCTTAATAACTTTACTAGATGTGACAGGACCATATAGATAAAACTTAGTAGTAAAATCTAAAGTATAAATGATAGCTCTTCTTTCTGCATAATCACCACGATAATTATCTTCATAGTTAATACTGTTTAATACAATAGGAATATCTCTCGCAATACCCATATCTTCCATGTCTTTAATTGTTAAAGTATAATCTGGTTGAAAATATGGTAATACTTGTTCTACTATTTGTAACGCATCATCTGATTGTTTTGCCATTGCAAATAATTGTATATTTAAATTATATGGAACAGGCATATATTGTGAATCCATTTTATTAGCATCACTTGCACTTGATTTTACTTTTTTAAATTTCTGTACACGATTTAATTTTCTTGCAGGGTCATATGTCAAGTCTTGTATTTCAAAACCTAATCTAGGTAATGTAAGTGCAACCTTACTGTCTAGTCCAGCATCTTGGTCAAGTCTTGTTAACCATTTTTGTTTTGGCCCATATGCCAAAGGCACTTTCATGGATTGTGTAATCACACCACTATTGTTTTTACGAACCACATGTATATCATTAAATAGAGTACCAAACCCTACTATAATACTTCTAACTGTTTCGTGATAAAATTGTCTATTTCCTAACATTATGCAAATACTCCAGCATCACCAAATGGATTAGATTCTGAGAAGTCTAATACATTATCATCTAGTGAATCAAATAATTCATTCTGTGCAGTTTTATCTTGCACATAATCCCCTACTATATAGTCTTCTGTTAATAGATATGAATCATCACCTGTATCAGCAGAATTCTCTAATAGAATACTTGTACCTACTGATGTTTCATCATCTTCACCAATTATATTATCGCCAGAAGTTTCTTCAAGTAGTAAACCAAAATTACTTCTAGCATGTTGTATATTTATTTCTTCATTTTGAGCTGTTGATTGTTCTAATGTAAATTCATAATCTCTTGTGTTTCTACTTTCAGTATCTTCTATAGAATCAATATCTAGAATACCTGTATCAATTGCTTCAGATGAATACTCATATGATTTACAATTTAATTTGTAAATAGGATTGTTGTCTAATTGATGAAAGGGTTCATCATGGTCTACAAAACTTACTTCGAATATTTTACCTAGTATAGGATGATAAACTAAATCACCCTCTAAAGGTCTGTCTGTACTTACTGCATCTGTTTCTGTAAGTATATAAAAATCACTACCTGTAGTTACAGTTTCTAATTCATATGCATCATCTGATTGGTTTATCGTACCTGATTCTAATAATATAGAACCACCTGTAGTATCTGTTCCAGTTTCTATCTGTAGTTGTTTTGTTAAGTCTTGAAATCTTTCTTTGTGTACTACTAAGGTTAATTCATTTCTATTTTCTAATCCGAACTGACTCATCAATTCCTTTTCGCCTTGATATCCACCCTCAGCGTCTTCTACATACATTTCAATGGGAACTTGTGAAGTAAATGTAGATAAGGAATCCTCACCTAAAATATTATCAGTGGCAACAGTTGTTCTGTCTATGTAATAAACATCATGACCAAAAATTTGTATTGCTTCTTTTACTAAGTCACTATACAGATTTTTCTCTGATTGAATAGATGTACTATTATTTGTATGAAAAGCCTTATTGACTGCCATAATCTTATCCTATCATGTAGTCTATAGGTGATTCAAATGTCAACTTAATTTCTTCTTCTAGTCTTTGTATTTCTTCGATTGCTTGAGAATAAATTTGTTCACCATTCATTGATACCCCACCTAAAGTAGCTACTCCGTTAAATTTAGAGAGGTTTGCTCCCCACTGTCTTTTGATTAATGCTGTTGCATATCTTTTTAAATAAATATCATCAAAGATATCTGTATATGTTGCTGGGTCTATTTTACGATAACATTCTATAATTAAATATTCATCTGGAATAATTTGTTCCCAATCCATATCTAAGTATAAACGATTCTGATGTTGATTGTAACGAATTGGAACTTCACCTGTTAGTAAGTGTGATAACATATCTAACTGTTGCATAGTCATTTCATAATGTATAATTGATGTTGATGAAAAATCGTATAAGTCATTTAATCTTAATTGATAACGAATGTCAAACATATTATTTGTTTGTGCATTTGCAAAATTGAAAATATTAGATACTGAAACTACAGCAGATGGCATAGGAATAAAATTATTGCCTTCTTCAAAACTACCAGTGATAGAACTGTCTACTGAGTCAGCAGATGTTGATGTAGAATTAGCACGAGCTCTGTCGATATCAGTTTGGGTAACTTTATATTTTAGATACATCTTTTCAACACCATCATAATGGTACTGAGCAAAATATTGTAATGCCTCATCTATTCTATCATCTGCTTGGTCATCTGATACATTAATATCAATAACACCAAATCCTAGATTTCTAAGACAGTATGATTTAAATGTTGATTTACTTGTTGGTATCGCCATACTAATTATCCTATTTTATTAGTATTTATAATAATAGTAAATAGTAATACAAAATAAGGGATTATTAAAAAATTGAAGTCCTACAGTATGTTATTTTGACTGTTTTGAATATCAAGTGATATCATCATATCAAAAAGATATAAAACTTGAAATATTGGATGCTAGACACTCTTAGAGGTATATAAGAAGATTTACTAGTATTTAGGGCCCACCATCCAACCAACAAGTGATATTCTAGTTCCATTTAACACAGGTTTTACTCTATGTTCCAAAAAACTAGGAAATGTGACCATATCTCCTATCCACAATATAATGCACATGCGACTGTAAAACTTCCGTCATCATATGTTTGTTGTTTAACATTTGATAATACTTTGCCGATTGTTTTGGTTCTAATAATATCATCTCCCTGTAACTTTGCTGTGCCATCTCCTTTAGAAGATAATAAATCTCCTTTAGATACTGTAACACCACTTGCTACTCTAACTAGTGATGTTCCTAAAGCATTTATATACATATCATTATAATCTGTTTCTGTATTCCAATCCATGAATACCCCATAAATATTTGCACTATCCTCTGTATCTGATATTTTAGACATACAATGTTTATCATCATCTTTCTTTCTAATTGTTCCTGTAACAGATTCGCCATCATGAGTGATTGTATGACTATCACCTACTGATTTACCACTAGGCAAAGCAATTTCTGCTACTTTGTCTACATCATCACTAGTCTTAAATACTAATTGATACCATTCACACATAGTATCTATTGTTTCCATTACTGTACCTTTAAGTATTGATGGTTTTGAATTATCTGAAAGTCTTGACCAGTGAGAGCCTGTAAATGCATTATATGATACTGTGGAACCTGATACTGAAATACTTCCCTCTAAGTTACCTTGAGCATAAATTGCTATAACATTACCATCATTTGTAACTCTATTTACTGCAAGTGGGTCACCACCAACTCTAGCAGCTGCAACCAATCCAGCACCACCACCAACAGCGTTAAGAGCAATACCAGCTGCCGAAGTATTATTCCATGGCGAACTATCTGTTGTAGCAATTAAAACTTCACCAGATTGAGTAACCCTCATTCTCTCTGTGGAGCCTGCTGAACCATCAGCTGTAGTTGAAAACACTATTCTGCCTGGTGTATCATTAGCGCCAGGTGTGCCATCTATTGCACAAAGAATAGAAGCAGCTTGTGATTCTAAATCTGTACCATCACCAGCTTGAAAAGAAATAACCCCTATCTCATTACCATCGGCAACAACAGTATTAGAAGCTAAACTAGCTGCGCCTGTCCTACCAAATACTAATTTTGCTGGAAGACCATCTGTACCAGACGCTCCATTTGAAATCATTGAAATTGAGGAATCATTTATTGCTGTTCCCTCTACTTGTAAAGCAGCAGTTACTCCACCAACAGTTCTAGAAGCACCACCACCTACTAAAACAGTAGAACCATCTAATGCATTAAATGTATTAGCAGTCATTCTGAAGTCATCAGCACCTGCAATTTTAAAATCTATTTGGTCATCTGTGTCAGCAGTAATTGTTGTATCACCATCATCATCAAGTATAAATTCGTTACCTTCTAGGTCTCTTGTTGCAACAACATTTGCAACATTAAAACTTCCATATGCAACAACATGTAATATATCTCCAGCTGCAGCACCTGATTGTAATACAACCGATGTTCCATTAGTTGCAACATAGTCATCTGTTTGATTTAAATGTGAACCATTTAGATATACATCTATCTGTCCAGCAGTGTATGCAAGTGATTCGGAATCATTATCATTTCCTGTAAAGGTTGTTTGTCCAGCTGTTGCTGTATAATCAAACTCTGACCTAGTTGCACCTTTGGCAAAATCTCTACTTCTTGTCATACTAATAAAATCCTATTGAATATATGTTTATTTATACAAACTATTATGATGGTTTAGGATTATCATCCTTTGTTTTCTTAACATGAACATACCATTCACCAGTTTTAGCATCATCTCCAAATTTTCCTGCTGCTACATCTCTATAAAGCATATCTAATTGTTCACTCAAATTTCCATAGGTAGTTTTAGTATTTTTACCTGTTGATTCATCAAAAGAACCTACTGTTCTATTTTTCTGATATCTTTTAGCTTCTTGAGCAGCAACTTTAGCTTCTCTTGCTGATTTTTCAGAATCAGTTTCATCTCTATAAGTTATATTTCCTTTACCATCATCTATTATGTGTTTAAGTGCCATTATTAACTCCTTACAATTCCATAAACTGTTAAACAAACTTTGACAGCACCACTTCCAGCTTGGAACAATAAATGAAATCCATTCATTGTGTTACCAGCAGCATCATCATAAAACCAACCACCATGAACTGACCTTGCATAGTTAGAATGGTCTTTTCCTACAAAATCACAAGTAACCATTGGTCTAACATTACCTTCAGAATCAGAACTATCACTATCCCAACGACCACCTCTGCCAAGTTGCATATACATAAATCCTGAAAAAGGTCTATCATCCCCAGATTTTAAATCATCAAATATTCTTGGGTCTGCCTCATTATTTGAGTTTAATGCTCTGTCTGTTCCATTACTATCTATTCCATTTAAGGCTACTCTATAACCACCACCTGTTATTGGGCTTCCGTCATCTAACCATTGAAACTCTATATCTCCGTCTGATTGTAATGATATAGCATGAATGAGAACTAGATAGTTATCATAATCATTATCAAAACCTGCATAAGAAAAGGTAGAATAATAACTTGAAGAATCATAATTATTTACAGCAGATTCTACTGCAAGACCACCGCCACCACTAGCGGATGCCCAAGATAATACTCCACTACCATTTGTAGTTAAGTTTTGGCCATTACTACCATCGGCAGTAGGTAAAGTGTAAGTGACATCACCAGATTGAGTACCTACTTGAAATGCTGTAAAATTTGTTCCATTATCAGTATCTTCATAAAGTCTTAACTGACCTGCAGCTGTAGCTCCATTATGAATACCTACCCAACCACCATCATTAATATCTAAAAGTGTTCTACCATCATATTGATTGAATTTAATATCTTTAGCATCTACTGCTGCTTGAAAAACAACATCCCCACTTGAACCTTTTAATATAAGATGGTCTGTGTTAGCAATCTTAACATCTATTTGGTCATCTGTATCAGCAGTAATAGTAGTGTCACCATCGGCATCAATTAGGATTTCACTTCCTAATCCACCTTGTGACATTTTAAATGCTTTTGTTATTGCCATATTATGCGTCCTCTATTATTTCTCTTATTTATACATTATTTATAAGAGTTTCTTTCCTTTAAACCAACTAGGTAAACCTAAATGTGGTCTATCATCATGTTTATTATTTTCCCACTCTAAATTAGACATATCATTATAATGTAAAAAGACTTGTACACATTGATTACCCTCAAATTTATTACGCCAATGAGGTAATTCACACCCAGAGTATATTAACATATCACTAGGATTTAACTTAACTTCCACATCTTTTTTCT